TTTATCCCGAATCACATTGCTGACGACTTCTTTGCCTCTGTTTATCCTACTATATCTTCTGGACAAAGCACAAAAGTCATCATAGTTTCTACACCACGCGGTATGAATCATTTCTACCGCATGTGGCATGATGCAGAAAGAGGAAAGAATGAATATGTACCAACCGAAGTTCACTGGTCTGAAGTTCCGGGAAGAGATGAAGCATGGAAAGAACAAACAATAGCAAACACATCAGAGCAACAATTCAAAGTTGAGTTTGAATGTGAGTTTTTAGGATCTGTAAATACTCTTATTAATCCAGCAAAGTTAAAGAATCTCGTATATGAAAATCCTATCAATCGTAATGCAGGTTTAGATATACATGAGAATCCTATCAAAAATCATCAATATTTAATTACAGTTGATGTGGCTCGTGGATTAGGAAATGATTATTCTGCATTTATAGTTTTTGATATCACAAGTTTTCCCTATAATATAGTTGCAAAATATAAAAATAATGAAATAAAACCTATGCTATTCCCTAGCATCATTCATGATGTTGCAAAAGGATATAACAATTCTTTTATATTAGTAGAGGTAAATGATATTGGAGATCAGGTAGCAAGTATCATTCACTATGATCTTGAGTATGATAATCTACTCATGGCATCAATGAGAGGTCGTGCAGGTCAGGTAGTTGGCACAGGTTTTTCAGGTAAAAAAACACAATTGGGTGTAAGAACCACTGCTGCTGTGAAAAAATTAGGTTGTTCAAATTTAAAAACCCTACTTGAAGATGATAAAATATTAGTAAAAGATTATGAGGTGATATCTGAATTAACCACTTTTTCACAAAAACATAACTCTTTTGAGGCAGAGGAGGGATGTAACGATGATTTAGCAATGTGTCTAGTAATATTTGCATGGTTAGTTGCACAGGATTATTTCAAGGAGATGACTGATAATGATATTAGAAAGAGACTTTATGAAGAACAGAGAAATCAAATAGAGCAAGATATGGCTCCATTTGGGTTTATTCAAGATGGTTTAGATGAAAGTAGTTTTGTCGATTCATCTGGTGATTTGTGGAAGGTTGATGAATACGGAGATCGATCTTATATGTGGGATTACTATTAAATTGTTACAAAATTAAATATAAAGCAAATCTAAAACTTGTAAATAATTAGGTTATGTGATATATTTGGCAGTAGAAGGAGATATTAAAGTCGTTTATAGGAGAATTTATGAGTGGAGACTCAGGGCTAGATGAAACAGTTGTTTTCTATAGTAAGAAAATGACACAAGCAAAACTAATTGTCTTACAGCACAAGGGAATTCAGTTGGCATATAAATCATTAAAGGAATACAGTGATGCAGAATCCGTTGAAGCATTGGAAACTTAAGTTATTACTTACCAAATCGTTTCCGGGTAAAAAAATTATAATTACTGATAATAAAGATGGATCACAAACAATTAGTATTACATAATGGATTTAGATGATCAGGTAGAATTAGAACATTTATTATTTACAGAAAGAAAATGTCGCGTCTGTGGGATCGTTAAAACTCTCATGGACGATTTTTATGTCACTAGAAAAAATCGAAGCACTCTATCTTCATATTCATATGAGTGTAAAGATTGTACAAAGATAAGAGTAAAAAAATCAAAGAAGAAGATAAGCAACAAGTGGGAATATCCAGATTGGTAGTTCACGCAGAGTTTCCCCACTAAAAACATAGGTTTTAATAAATAATTTCAGATTAATTCTGGACTATACGGAGAAAAAAAGATGCCCTTAAATTTAGCATCTCCCGGACTCGTTGTAAGAGAAGTTGACTTAACCATTGGAAGAGTTGACACTGCTACCACTAAGGCAGCAGGTATTGTCGCACCTTTTCAAAAAGGGCCAGTTAACGAACCTACTACAATTGAAAACGAACAAGACTTAATTGATACATTTGGTGAACCACTTGACATAGACAAGCACTATGAATATTGGTTAACTGCATCATCATATCTTTCATATGGTGGTATCTTAAGTGTTGTAAGATCGGATGACAGCGACCTAGCGAATGCAACTGACGATGGATCGCCTGAGATAAAAATATTAAGTACACAAGATTATAATAACAAAGGTTATGATCTGAATGCTTTATCAAACACAATCGTTGCAGCAAGAAACCCCGGATCTTGGGCAAACGATATTAAAGTTTGCATAATTGACGGAAAAGCAGATCAAATCGTAACTGCTGGTATAAACACACTAACAGTCGGTGTTGGTGTAACTCAAGCGGTTCCTTCAGGAACAGTTTTACCCGGTGTAGGATCAACTGCATTACTTGATGGTTACTTTAAAGGAATTATTACTGAAGTAAACAGCACTGCAATTGGTATTAAGTTTGTATCTCATGTATCTAATGCAGGTATTGAGACTACAAAGGACTATCAACCCGGTGGAGTTTATAAATTCGGTGCTGGTGTAATCAGTTACGGAATGTCTGCTAACACAGGTGGTGGTAGTACAACAACTTCAGCAACACCTTTAGACTGGTTTGATCAACAGAAGATTACTTTAAGTAACTCTACTATCAACTGGAATACAATTGCAGAAAGACCCGGAACATCATCATACGCAGCATCAAGAAGTTCAAGACATGACGAAGTTCATGTTGTTGTGGTTGATGACAAAGGGACTGTGACTGGAAATGCTGGAACAATCCTTGAGAAGCACTTAGGACTTTCAAAAGCAAAAGATGCTGAGTTCTCTGCTGGATCACCATCCTACTGGAGAAAGTATCTCTATAATAACTCAACCAATATATTTGGTATGGGTGGCCCAACACTTGCATCATCTGGTATTACAACCACTGCATTCGCACATGGTGGATTTACTAGACAAACAGATGTAGCATGGGATCAAGATGCACAAGGTATTTCATTCGCTGGATCAGGTGTTCTAACAAAAACACTTACAGGTGGTGAAAACTACAATGGTGCAGCAACCTTGACTGCTGGTGCAATGACTGCAAGTTTAGGTGGAATTACTGCAGGATATGACTTGTTTGAAAACAAGGAAGAGTTTGATATTGACTTCTTACTCATGGGTTCTGCAAATTACCCACAAGCAGATGCTCAAGCATTAGCAAATAAACTTATCTCAATCGCTGAGATTAGAAAAGATGTTGTAGCATTCATATCACCAAACAGAGGTTCATTCCTTAATGACTCTGCAGTTGGAGCAGGAACACTTAATTCTGCTGCTGATATGACAAACAATGTGGTTGGATTCTATGCACCACTAACATCAACAACATATGCAGTATTCGATAGTGGATACAAGTATATGTTTGATAGATTCTCTGACACATTCAGATATGTACCTCTAAATGGAGACATCGCTGGAACATGTGCTAGAAATGACATCAACAACTTCCCTTGGTTCTCACCTGCTGGAACAGCAAGAGGTGGAATCTTAAATGCAGTTAAACTTGCATATACACCAAACCAAACACAGAGAGATGTTCTATACGGAAATAGAATTAACCCTGTAATCTTCTCACCCGGAGCTGGAATCATCCTATTCGGTGACAAGACTGGATTTGGAAAAGCATCTGCATTTGATCGTATCAATGTTCGTAGATTGTTTATCTTCATAGAAGAAGCAATATCTGCTGCAGCGAGAGATCAACTCTTTGAATTCAATGATGAAATCACAAGGACAAACTTTGTGAACATTGTTGAACCATTCCTTCGTGATGTTCAGTCCAAACGAGGTATCTTTGACTTCAGAGTTGTTTGTGATGAAACAAATAACACTGCTGCTATCATAGATAATAATGAGTTTGTCGCAGACATCTTCATTAAACCTGCAAGGTCAATTAACTTTATTGGTCTTACATTCGTTGCCACAAGAACTGGCATCTCGTTCGATGAAGTTATTGGAACTGTTTAACTAGAGGTAATTAAAGAAAATGGCAACCCAATTTAACAGACCACCACTCAGAACGATCACCGACTTCAAGAGCAAGATGGCCGGTGGCGGTGCAAGACCGAACCTGTTTGAGGTGGAATTGGTCTTTCCCGATCCAATCGCGATCGAGAACGATGTAAAAGAAAAATCAAGGTTCTTAGTGAAAGCTGCTCTATTACCTGCATCTAATATCACACCTATTGAAGTTAACTTCAGAGGTAGGATATTAAAGATTGCTGGTGACAGAACCTTCGATACATGGACAGTAACAGTTATTAATGATGTTGACTTCTCCATTCGTTCCGCTATGGAAAAATGGATGGACTTCATTAATAGCATGGAAGATGCAACTGGAGCACAAGATCCAGCATTGTATCAACCAGATGCATATGTTCATCAATTAGACCGTGATGGATCTACACTTAGATCCTATAAGTTCCATGATATATTCCCAACAAATATCAGTGCTATCGACTTAAGTTACGAAACTGTCGATACAGTTGAAGAATTTACCGTTGAATTCCAAGTTCAGTGGTGGGAAGCAATCAGGGGCACCGGAGCTAATGCAGGTGGAGAGGACATCAACTAAAGGTTGATTTATTTGATAAATAGTGTATAATAAGAAATAAAGTGTTATACGATGCCTAAACTTTTTGGTTTCTCCATTGATGATTCAGGTCAGAAACCCGATTCAGTAGTCGCCCCTGTTCCTCAGAACAATGAGGACGGGGTTGACTATTTTATACAGTCTGGATTTTACGGGCAGTATGTAGACATAGAAGGTGTATATAAAACCGAGTACGATTTAATTAAAAGATATCGTGAAATGGCCTTGCACCCTGAGTGTGACAATGCGATTGAAGATGTTGTAAACGAAGCGATTGTGAGTGACCTATACGATTCACCAATCGAAATAGAATTATCAAATGTCAATGCAAGTGACAGTTTAAAAGATAAGATTAGATCAGAATTTAAGTTTTTAAAAGAAATCATGGACTTTGATAAGAAGTCACATGAGATTTTTCGTAACTGGTATGTAGACGGAAGATTATATTACATGAAGGTCATTGATGTTAAAAGACCTCAAGATGGAATACAGGAGTTAAGATATATTGACCCGATGAAGATGAAATTCGTCAGGCAAGAAAAGAAAAATGGAAATGGAAGAAACGGAAATGGCATTGTAGATTTAAGTAATCTTAAGGATGTAAACAAAACTGCATATCCAGATATCGAAGAATATTATGTTTATACACCAAAACCAAACTATCCAGTAGGTGTAATGTCACCTGTTGCATCAGGTCGTGAAAAGAATATCAAGATTGCAAAAGATTCAATCACTTATGTAACATCAGGTTTATTTGATCGTAATAAGGGAACTTGTTTATCTTACATGCACAAAGCAATCAAGGCTTTGAATCAATTAAGAATGATTGAAGATAGTCTTGTGATTTATAGATTATCAAGAGCACCAGAGAGAAGAATATTTTATATTGATGTTGGTAATTTACCAAAGGTAAAAGCAGAGCAATACCTAAAAGAGGTAATGAGTCGTTATCGCAACAAGTTAAGTTATAATGCTCAAACTGGCGAAGTTCGTGATGACAGAAAATTCATGTCAATGATGGAAGATTTCTGGTTGCCAAGAAGAGAGGGTGGTCGTGGAACTGAAATTACAACACTTCCCGGTGGACAAAATCTTGGTGAGTTATCAGACATCGAATACTTCCAGAAAAAATTATACCGTGCTCTTGGAGTTCCAGAATCAAGAATCGCATCTGAGGGTGGATTCAACTTAGGAAGATCATCTGAAATCTTAAGAGATGAACTTAAGTTTAGTAAGTTTGTTGGAAGATTAAGAAAGAGATTTGGAAACATGTTCAATGACATGTTGAGAACTCAACTAATTCTTAAAAATGTTATTACTCCAGAAGATTGGGAAAAAATGAGTGATCATATTCAGTATGATTTCTTATATGATAATCAGTTTGCAGAACTCAAAGAATCTGAAATGATGAACGAAAGATTAGGTCTTGCAGCTACTGTTGAACCATATCTTGGTAAGTACTATTCTACTGAATATCTTCGTAAGAAAGTTCTTCGTCAAACTGATACAGAAATCGAAGAAATTGATGAGCAAATTGCACAAGAAATTAAGGATGGAATTTTACCAGATCCTAATACTGTTGATCCAATTACAGGAGAACCACTTGAAGGTGGTGGTGGAGATTTAGGTGATGTTCCAGTGGAAGATGATTTAGAATCTCAAGGTCAAGTAACTGATGCACAGTTATCGAATGATACCAAAAAGGCAGAGATATAAATAAAATATATACCTAATCTAAATATGGAAAACATTATTGACATGATTGCGATGGATTCTGAACCTGCAAAGATTTCAGATGAACTCAAAGATTTAATGTATCAAAAAGCAGCCAAGAGAGTTGAAGATCTTCGACCTGAAATGGGTAATGCAATGTTTGATGAAATTGAAGATGAAATTGAGGTAGACACTGAACCACAAGAGGAAGAATAATGACTCAAAGAACTCTTGTAAAGGGAGCA